CTCTCTCAGAACTAACTTCCACTGATAAGTTCAAAACCTACGAAGAACTTCGGACACGCATGAATTATGTACTTGGTTCTAAAGTGGCTTCTAGCCACCAAGATGAAGAATATGAGGAAGATACTTCACGTGGTTCTCTTCGGGAGCTAGATGATAATCTTCGCTCAGAACTCAATAATCTTCAACCAAGTTCTTCATTTGATGATGACGAAGAGGATGAATCTCTTCAGTACTTCAAAAAGCTTGCTCTAGAAGACTGATTCAGAACGAATTAACTTTTCATCAACATATTGCGATGATCTATCATAGGTCATCGCTTTTCTTATATCTGTAATTACTTGCTGTAAATAACTAGGTTTTAATACATAAATGGATCTCTTTTCATCATTTTTTCTGACTTCATATTCATAATTTGAAATTCCTATAAAAGGATTCGAAATATACTGAACCTCTGCTCCAAGTGAGGATGAATCATTAGTATAAAGAATTCCATCATCATGATAATAAATTTTAAAGTTTGAATCTACACTCTTACCTGCAGGTAGAATTAAACGATTTTTAGAATCTCTAACTTCTGTAGTTTCATAATGATGTACGACATTCAAATTGATTCCATATTTATTTTCTGCATATTCGTATAATTCTAAATTTGATAATGGCCATTGATCACGAATTTTAGTGATTCCTGCGCACACCAAAACCACCCAATCATATTGAGAACTTCCATAAAGCTCTTCCGCAATTAAATCTGGCCTAGAACCATCTGGAATTTGATACTTATTAAAAATAGTAAAGACGTTTTGTAAATCATCTCGAAGTTTGACTCTTCGAAAGATATTTTTAACCAATAACTTTTGATCAGATTTTATTTTATCGGATAAAAATGATGGATATTCTAAATTTGGTATTTCTCTAAAGTAAGTCATTAGTATCCGACTCCGATTGTTCCTTGATCTCCTTCTTTAAAATAATCTTCAGCATATATTGGAGACAATTCTTGAAACTGAAGAGTCATTTGCATATGAACTGGAGTAGCATCTGAGTAAGTTGCATATTGACCAGAACCTGTATAATTCACTGCCATTTGTGTCAGAGCGCATGGTTTAAACCGATGCAAAAATGGATGGTCATTTCCTCCACTTCGATATTCAAGTTTAAAAACATTTGGTGCCTTTACGAAAAGTCCTCCACCATCTGCTTCTGGATTTCCTTTTTTTGCTGTCATGTTTGCTTTGAAAGTCCTAATGATTTTTTTAATCATTTCTGATTCAGCTTTAGATCTTGAAACCATATCAAAAGTAAATGCAAACGCTGGACGAATTTGTACACCAGAAAAAAGAAGTTCTACGTTTTGATTGAATGCAAGACCAGTTGCTCTTGAAAGTGTTTGATTTATATCTCCTTGTCCCAAAACGGCATTTGCTCCAAGTTGCGCTATTGTAGCCGTTGCCGCATTTTGTCCGTCACTTGATCCCATTATAGATCCAATATTTCTAAAAACATCTTGGGCTTTCATACCTAAAGCTTTAAATACGTTTTCATTTTTAATTGCAGCAGCTGCTCCACTTACTAACACTGATTGAATTGGATTCATTGTTCCTTGAGTCCAATCTGTGGCATTCATATCTTGTATTTGCTGCGGCATTGGAAGAATTACAGTTGCCAAGGATACAACTTTAGTACCAGGAGTTTCTAATGCTTCGGCTGTAGTTCTTTGTGCAAATACTCCAGTTGTGATGAGCCCTGGAGGTTTATACTCCAATACTTGTATTCTAAAATAGTCATCATATTCTCCAATAGTTTTTATTGGATATCTAAGATCTGCCATTTTTGAATTATTTATGATTATTTTTGAATTAATTTACCGTATGGAATTCCTCTTAAAATAATAAGTTCTTCCTGCTTAACTTCATATAAACCACTTACCAATCTATCACCATCTTCAGTATTATATTGCCTTATTTGACCCAGATGATAATTAAATCCATTAAATCCTTTTTTTAGTATAGCATTCGCACGAATCAAAGGATGTTGATCGTAAAGAATTTTTGGTGTTGCTGCATAATAGATATAGGTATAAAATTTACCAGGAATTGGAAACGCACGTTCTCTCCCTTCCAAAATCGATAAAATTTCATTAATCAAATACCCTGGAGTTTCAGAACCAGTTAAATATTTTTTAAGATACCTTAATTTATTATATCTAGAAATTACTGTTGAGTTTGGTACTCTTGGCTTTTTTGGTTTTTTGGGATTCGCATCTAGATAATCAAAATCATCTTGTATTAAGTCGATTAATTGTTTTTTAGTTAATCTTTTATAACCACCAATTTTACCAACTCCAGTTACAGATCGATGATAGATATTATAATTTTCCGCAATTTGAACTAATTCATCTTTACTATATTCAGTCAGTGGTTTTTCGTATCCAGATAATGCCATTTATCTCTTTATATTCAGTTCCGTTTCTGTAAAAATCCTGAACTCATAACCACGATCTAAACACCATTCTCTAGCCGCTTCCCATTTTGACTGATTTTTTACATATGTATAAACCTCAGAAATATATTTTTTAGTTTGTCTTTTTGGTTTTGGTGGGGGAACGGTTTGTTTTTTCGGTTTAATTTCAATTAAATATTTTTTAGTCACTCCTGTCGATTCTTCAACTTTTATAAGAAAATCCGGAAAATATCTTCTAATTTTCCCATCTGGAGCTTTGTATGGAATAAAAAATTCTTCACTAGAATATTCCAGAACTTTTTCATTCATATCACAATAGTATAGAAATTTTCTTTCCCAACTACTACGATATATTATATTAGTAACATCACCTTTATATTTTTCGGGATGTATTGGTTTATATTTTCCTTGTGAATAATTTTTTTTATTCATTTTTACCATCAGTTAGTGCAACTATTATAATTTACTACAACGAATGACCTTTATCTTAAATATTTTATATTATTTATTCGTTTCCTTGCTTGTCATCTAAATACTTATAATTACACTTATAATAGGTATTTAGAGTGGCATATCCACGTAAAATATCAGACATAAAACCACTTTTTACAAATCTTGCGCAAACTTCTCATTATGAGGTTAAATTTGGCGGTCTACCCACACAACTAACATCATATTTACTCACCAGAGGAATTACTTCAAGATTTATTGCAGAGGATGCGGGACTTCTTTGTAATAACGCATCTCTTCCTACTACTCAACTTGCAACTGTAGATATTTCTGGAAATTATATTGGAATCACGGAAACCTTCGCACATCGAAGAGTGTATCAAGATATTAGTCTCGATTTTTACGTCGATAAAAACTATAATACTCTAAAATTTCTAGAACATTGGATGGAATTCATTGCAAGTGGTTCGTCAAATCCAATCGACAGTTCAATTCGTCCAATTTCAAATAATGTTGATGTTGGATACTTTATGAGAATGCAATATCCGGAATATTATAAATCAAATCAAACAAAAATTGTTAAGTTTGACCGAGACTATGTAAGAGAACTCGAATATACCTTTATTGGTCTTTATCCTTATTCAATTTCTAGTATTCCTATAAACTATGCTCAATCTAATGTAATGAGTATGCAAGTTACTTTCAAAATGGATCGTTATGTAATTGGAAGATCCTATAGTATAGATTATGCAAATAAAGTAGATAATAACAAATCACAACCAACACCACAATCACCATCACCTAGACCACCAATACTCTGGCCAAGATCTCCGGGATCTATACCTTCAAATGGTGTTGAATTATTTCCTTCTAATTTAACTCTTCCTGAAGCTCTTTATGGAAATCGCAATAAATAATACTATCTGATTTTATAAAATTATGCCTTTACCTACGCTATCAACTCCCACTTATACATTAGAAATTCCTTCTACAAATAAAGAAATTAAAGTAAGACCTTTTTTAGTCAAGGAAGAGAAAATTCTAATCATTGCTCAAGAGAGCGAGGACCCAAAACAAATTACCGAAGCAGTTAAAACTGTAATTAATAATTGCATCTTAACGAAAGGAATTAAAGTAGAACAACTAGCCACATTTGATATTGAATATTTGTTTTTGAATATTCGTGGCAAATCTGTAGGAGAAAATGTTGACATTTTAATTACATGTCCAGATGATGGAAAGACTCAAGTTCCGGTAAGTATTAATTTGGATGATATTAAGGTTACAATTGACGAAGAACATTCTAGAGATATTCAATTGGGCAATCAGTTAACTTTACGAATGAAGTACCCATCATTGAAAGAATTTATTAAAAATAATTTTAATTTTTCAAATCAAATGAATATCGGTATTACAGAAACATTTGATGTAATTGCATCCTGTATTGAGCAAGTTTACAGTAAAGAAGAAACTTGGAACGCTTCAGATTGTACCAAAAAGGAATTACTAGAATTTTTAGAACAATTAAATTCTTCTCAATTTAAAAAAATTGAAAAGTTTTTTGAAACGATGCCAAGATTGTCTCATACACTAAAAATTAAAAATCCAAATACTGAAGTTGAAAATACAATTATACTAGAAGGATTGACAAGTTTTTTCGCATAGGTATGGCTCATGAATCTCTTGAGTCATACTATAAAACAAATTTTGCATTGATTCAACATCATAAGTATTCTCTTTCCGAAATTGAAAATATGATTCCGTGGGAAAGAGAAGTTTATATCGCTCTTCTTAAACAATATATCGAAGAAGAAAATTTAAAGAACTCAAATGGCTAATTCAGATCAATCTACAAATACGATTAATAATCCGATTGGATCTGGAGTCATATTATCTCAGAATTTTAGAAACTCTGTTGTTGGAGGGAATATTTCAAATTCCTCTATTTCTAGCGATACATTAACCACAATTCAAACTCGTCAAAAACAATTAGATCTAGAAAGTTCTACTGCAATTGTAGATCAGCAACAGTCATTTATTTCTTTTAATTCTGGAATTCAAAGTTTAAGAGCAGATATTGGAAAATTGAATTCTGGCCTAAATTCGATTGCTCTTCTTTTGCAACAGAATGCAGAAACGGAACAGAATAGAATTTTAACAGAACAAGAAAAAGAAAGAAGATTAACTGAACAGGAAATTAGAATTGGCAAAGAAAATGAGATAGAACAAAAAATACAAAATGCGGTTACTGAACCAGCACAGAGAATGGTTCCAGAAGTTCAAAATCTTTTTGGTGGAATTGGAAGAGCATTAACATATCTATTTGGTGGATGGTTAGCAGTCGAAACTGTAAGATCAATTCAATCCGCAGGACAAAAAAATATTCAACTTTTTGGTGATATTAAATTTGATATTTTAAAAAAGATTGGAATTGTTGCTGGAGGATTATTTGCAATTAGTGCGGGATTTACAATGGTTAAAAGAACCATGGGATCCATCGTAAATGGCCTTTGGAAATTATTCATTCCTAAACCAAGATTAGGTGGTGGTGGGGGAGGAAAAATTGGTGGTATATTACCTGGAGTTGGTAAATTTGTTGCATTTTTAAGTGGTTATTTAAATTTTAAAAACAAAGAATACACGGATTCAATATTAGCAATGATGTCTCTTGCTTCTATGGTCCCCGGACCAATTGGAGCCATAGGAAAAGTTGCAGGTCTTGCTTTTACTGCAGATGAAATTGCAGAAGCATTCGGTAAAAATATTTTTGGGGATGAAAGAGATAAAATTGTAGATCAAATAGCACAGCAATTTATAGGAAAATCAAATACTGATACAAAACCACCGGAGCCACCTCCTACATCTGCAGCCAAACCTTCTCCACCTCCTACATCTGCAGCCAAACCTTCTCCACCTCCTTCCACAGCGGCCTCTACGGGCGCTGTAGTCGCTCCTGCTACTCCAGCCATCCCTCCAGCCCCAGCGCCCTCACAGCCCCCTCCAGCGCCCTCTCAGGTGGTCCCTCAACAGTCGATGATGGGGACTCCAGCTACAACTCAGATGGAACCGCCGTCTCCAGAAAGAATGGCGCAGTTTGAGCAAGCCTGGCAATATAGAAATTTCGCCCCAGTTAGAGGGAAAATTGAAGAGGCTTGGAATAAATTGTCTTCACAAGAAAAGACACAAGCTAAAGAATGGGCAAAATCTAAAGGCTATGATTGGTCTGAGATGCGCCTACCTGAGCCTACAACATTAGTTCAACTTCCTTCGAATATTACTCCTACCCCGCCCATTGCAGGAGTAACTACATCAATCGCACCACAAACAGTTTCTCCACCTCCAATGTCTGCAACAGATATTGGAGTTCAACCTCAAATTTCAAATATACCAAAAGAACCTCAACAAGTTGGTCAGTTGCCAGAACCAAATCCAAAAATAACAATGATTGCTCCATTTAGTCAGAGTAATACTCCACAAGCACCACCAATTACAGATGGCCCTCTAACAGATGTTCCTTTAATTAGTTCAGCAAATCCGGATAATTTTTATGTTTTATATTCACAACTGTGCTACAACGTGGTGACATAAGATGGCATTAATTTCAGATTTAATCAGAAAATCTTCATCATTTTTAAGTGGTATTAATAGTTCTTTGAATCAAACTAAAAAATCAACATCTGCAGTAAATAATTCTGTAAATAATATTTCAAGAATTATTAGCAATAGTTCTCGAACTAGGCAGAATTTATATGTTAAAAGTGATTTACTCAGAACGAGAAGAAGAGAAGCATCTAGAAGAAAAGAAATTGAGGATGCACTAGAGTCAAGAAAAGTGTCCTTTAATTCGACTCGGGGACTTGCATTTGCATCAAGAAGTCAAGGTAGTCCTTTAGCTAGATTGATTGGATTTTTAGGATTTATTACTTCAGGTTGGATTATTGAGAATTTACCAACTTGGATTTTTATGGGTAAAGAATTCGTGAATCGAGTTTATACTGTTAGTGGATCAATGAATAGTATGATGAGTAATATGCAACTACTCATGAATTTTTTTGGTTCTACATTAAAAAATTCATTTGATGCGATCGTTAGACTCGATTTCAATGAATTTTCTGAAGGCAATGTTGCAGAGTCATTCCAAGGAATGATTTCTACAATTGAAAAGTTAGGTGATAATTTTAACGATATTTTTAGTATTTTTAGAACACCTTTAACAGAATCCATGACAACTGGTGAACAAGCGCCTGGATTAGGAGAGACGCAACCAGAAACATTGTTTCCTACTGTTCAACAAGAAGGTGGGGGTAGAGTAACTGGAATTCATAAACAAGCATTAGATATTATTTCTGGCCCAGAAAGTGAAGGTGATTATAATGCTATGAATAATGGTAATGCTGGTGATAGACCTGGGGGTTCTAAGAAATGGTTAGGTAAAAATCTAACAGATATGACAATAGCCGAAGTAATGTATTTTCAAAATACAAGTAAAAAATTGTGGGCTGCAGGGAGATATCAAATTATTCCTAGTACATTAAAAATTGCTGTACAAGAAGCTAATTTGAAATCATCGGATATGTTTAATGAAGTCAATCAGGATAAATTAGGATTGGCTGTTTTGCGTATGCAAGGTATAAGGGCCTGGACTGTAGGGGGATCGAGATATACTGCATCCGAACGAGCAATTGTAGAAAAGGCCAGAAATACTCCAGTTACATATGAAACTACTCCTACACAAATAACTCAGCAGCAGCAACAACCATCAACGAATCTTTCTGGATATAAAGTAACTAGAGATGGTGCAAATATAACCTCACTTTCCCAATTACCCCCACACCATACTACAACCAGAACACCAGATAAAAGATTGAGACAAGATTTTACACTATTTAAAGGAAATCAATTTGTAGATGTACCAGTTCCATCACCAGTCAGTGGTATTGTTAATTTTGCTGGTTATTCAGGTAATGGTGGTAATTGGGTAGAAATACAATCGCCTGAAGGTTTAGTAGAAATGGGCCATTTTAACTCATTAAAAGTCAGTGCAGGCGATAGAGTTTCTATTGGATCTATTTTAGGACTTCAGGGATATAGTGGGAGAGTCGTACCTGCAGGAAGGGAAGGAACTCACGTTCATATACAAGCAAGAGATTCGGTAATTTCTAGATATATATCCATGCTCTCATCGGGCAAATTCCCCTCACAAAATACTCCAAAAGATAGATTGGTTCCAAATAAACCTAAACAACAACCATCAATTCCCACACAAACAACCCAAAAACCTATAGTAAATTTACCTCAGCCAAATATATCACAAATAATACCTCAAAGGCAAGGATCCGAAATCATTCTAATTGATGCTCCACAACCAGTACCTCAACCACAATATGTACCATCATCCTCACAAATAATATTGCCTACTACAATCGACGAATATAAACTATTAAATAACTTTATGAAGAATAAACTTTTACTCGACTTGGCGTACCTATAATGTCTATTAAAAAATCTTTATACGATCAGTTAATATTAGAATCTAACGATCAAGCTCGAACAATCGATCTTATTAGTGGAGCAATTGCATTTGAATATTTTGAAGATCTATTTTCACCTACAATTACTGCAAAAATAAAAGTAGTCAATAATGGTAATGTAATTGCTCCTGCGGATAATCCAGACGGAGAACGACAATCGATATACAATGGTTTACCTCTTCGAGGAGGAGAAAGATTAGCTTTAAAAATCGCAGGAAATTCCTCAACAAATCCTGGCTTGAATTTCACTAAATCATCAGATGATTACTTATATGTTTCAAGTATTACGGATGTGATTACGGAAACAAATAGAGAAACATTTACTCTTCATTTAGTATCAAGAGAAGCAATCACAAATGAAACGGTAAGAGTTCCTATCAAATTTCCAACTTCATTTAGAATCAGTGATTCAGTTGAAAAAATACTCAAAGATTATTTAAAAACAAATAAAATTGGAACGATAAATGTATCTTCAAATAAGTATGGGTTTATTGGTAATTTGAGAAAACCATTTACTATTTTAATTTGGTTAGCATCTAAAGCAGTACCGCAATCTTCGGAAGATGCAACTGCTGGATTTTTATTTTATCAAACTCAAGATGGATTTCAATTTAGATCCTTAGATGATCTTATGATGCAGAAACCAAAAGCAAAATACACATATACTCAAGCAATCGAATCGTATGATGAAAAGAATCAAAAAATTAACAACGATTTTAAGATTTTAAATTATTATACAGATAAAAATCAGAATTTAATTGAAAAACTTAGACTTGGTGTTTATGCAAGCCATAGGATGTTTTTTAATCCTCTCGATTTTTCATTTTCAAATCCAGAAGAAGGCGTATTTAAGCAAGAGCAGTATGTAGGAAAAGCAAAAAATTTAGGAGGAAAGTTAAAATTACCACCCATTGCTCAAGGATCTAATGTTTCTTTGGGTGATGTTCCTTCAAGAATTATTACTGCAGTTTTAGATGTCGGAACTATGGATTCGGAAGTATCCACTGATATAAATTCCGATCCAAATTTATATCAATCTCAATCATTAATGAGATACAATACTTTGTTCACTCAGACCCTGAATATGATGATACCCTCAAATACTAATTTAAGAGCAGGTGACATTATAGAATGCAATTTTCCAAAGATTTCTCAGTCTGATGCAAAGGAATTTGATAAGGAACAAAGTGGTCTATATATGATTAAAGAGTTATGTCATCATTTTGATACTGAGAGATCATATACCTCTTTAAAACTTATAAGAGATACGTTTGGTGTCAATGTAGAGGCAAGAAATTAAATATGTTAGATCAATCATTACTTCAAAGTCACTTTATAGGAAGAGATGGGTTCCGATGGTGGATTGGACAAATTCCCCCAATTTCTACTATGGGAAAACAAGCAGAAGGTGAAGGATGGGGGAATCGATTTAAAGTTAGAATTTTTGGGTATCATCCTTATAGTGAATCCCAATTATCCAATGAAGATCTTCCTTGGGCTCAGGTTTTAATTCCAACTACTGCCGGTAGTGGTGCGGCGAATTGTTCAACCGGGGTTCAATTACAACCTGGAGATATAGTTCTTGGATTTTTTCTGGATGGAGATAATGCACAATTGCCTGTAATTTTAGCTACATTCGGAAAAACGGATTCAGTTCCATCAACTACTTATCAATCACCGTTTATTCCTTTCACTGGGTATTCTTCAAAAATACCTGTAAATACGAAAAATAATACAGATGAAACAAACGAACCAAAACCCAATTCTAATCCATCACCACAGAATGTTTCGCCAGAACAGGCACAAAAAATATCAGAAGCAATAGGCAGACAAGTCATATCTACTAACTCGGCAATTGGTGATATTGTTCCGATTGCAAATACTGTAGAAAATACAAAGACATCTAAAATTAAATCAATTGTTACTAATTTAATTAAAAAACTTAGATTAATACAAGGAGAAATAGATAGAATTCGGTATGAAATATCAAATGCAGTAGATAAAATTGTAACTCTTATGAATGAATACGTTGGACTATTCATGAATAAGATTATCACTTATTTAAGAGATATTTTAGCTGAGGGTTTAAAATTATTATACAAACTTGTGTATGAAACAGTTTTAGCGGCAACCGCAAATCCTGTTGCCGCTCATCTTGCCGGAGTTGCAGCACAAAAAGCGATGGTGATTCCAGTTAAATTTTTAGAAGATTCTTTTGCATGTATTGCAGGGAAGGTAATCGATACATTAAAAGATGTAGTATTAAATATCATAACATCTGCAATTGATAATATTGATCGTTTTGTAAGCTGTATTGCAGATCAATTTGCTGGTTCTCTTTTGAATTCTGTTATCGATGCTATTGAAACTTTAATCTCATCTCCATTAGCGGGTGTTGCTCAACTTCTACAATTTTTTACTGGATTTAATGTTGGTGATTTGCTTCGTTCTGTTGTAGATGGATTAGCATCAGCTGGTGCTGCATTTGATTGCAATCAAAGTACAAGTTACTATGCTGGTTTAGTAAATGAATGGGTTATTGGTGCTGGAGTAATGTATGATGGAGAAAATCCGTATCAAAAGATTAAAGAACTCGTAAATGGTTCAACTCTATCTAATTGTTTTTCTGGATTTCTACCTTTTGCAAGTCCTCCAACTATTAATATTTTTGGAGGACTTGGGTCTGGAGCATCGGCAGTGCCCATTTTTGGAAATCTAGTTACATCTGAAAATGGTAATGTTACAGCTAGTGTGATTGGAGTAGAAATTACAAACCCAGGATCCGGCTATACCTTTCCTCCATTTGTAGAAATTATCGATGATGCGGAACAAGGATATGGTGCAATTGCTAGATCTATAATTAATGAAAATGGAGAATTAGAAAGAATTTATATTGTTTCTGAAGGGGAAAATTACTCAGTCGGAGATATTAATCAATACTCAATTGTAGACGTATTGATCGAAAATGGAGGAAATGGTTATCAAGATGCAGTAGTTACTGATAATAAAGGTAATTTATATGATGTTCAAATTGTGAATGAAAAAATTCATCAAGTCTCACCACTAAATAATGGTAATACTAATTCTCCAATTCCAGTAGATTATCTTCCGGTTTTAAATGTATCTTCAAATACTGGATTCGGTGCTGTTCTTCGACCAATATTGGCATCACTCAAAGTAAATTCAGATGCTTTATCTCAAAACAAGCAGAATGTCGATGATTCTATTGAAAGTATTCGTGGAGAAGTTAGAACTGTTACAAGAATTATAGATTGTCCAGATTAATATGGCAGAAAGAGAAAAGAATATTTTTAAGAGGCAATTAATTAGTTTTAATCCTAATTTTAGAATTGATACCGCAAATCCACAAATGGGATTATCCGGTACTGATGTCTATAAAATTTATGGAGTAACTGACAATGGAGATAATCAATCTTCAATTTCTTTAAGTAGTGGCGGATTATTTTCAATTTATAATGATCGTACTATCGAAATTATGGGTGGCACCGAAAATAAAGGACCAAGTGAAGATGTGATTATTATTGGTAAAAATGGAAATGTCTCTATCAGTGCAAATGGAATGGTGCGAATTCGAGCAACTTCAATTATGCTTGAAGCTGACGAAGATATACAATTAAAAGCAGGACGTAACGTAGATATTAAAAGTGGTTCAGGGAGAATTCTTGTTCAAGGAAATAAATTAGATGTTTCCGCACCTACCGGAAGCCTAATTGATGAATTACAGAAAGGATTTTTGAAAAAAGTTTTTGAAGGTAGTTTTGTGGGTGACGATTTTCTTGAGAATTTTGTGGGTGGTATTGAAACTACAATTCTAAACAAAATTATTTAAACATGGAAAATAATAAAGATAAACAAAGTTATGGTTTAGAATCACATTTTACGGAAGATGTTTATTTTTATAAAAACATTTTTATTCAATCCGGTTCACTATCTGTACCAGGAATTTCGAGTTTTTATGGTCCAACATATTTTTATAACAGTGTTTATATTGATGGTGATTTGAGTGCGGGAATTATCACTGCAAGAATAAGATTAGATGTCGGTGTTGGTGGAACTATATTAACAACTTCTACAGGAAATATTGGAATTGCATCAACTCAACCAAAACAAAAATTAGATGTAAATGGATCCGTAACTGTAAGTGAAAGAATTGGAATAGGAAGTGCAAATCCACAACAGAGAGTAGATGTTGCGGGAAGTGTTAAAATCGATGAGACCATTTACGACTCTGTTAATACTCCGGGAAAAAATGGATATTATATGGTAAGAGATATTAGAGGTCTTCGATGGATTCCACTAATAGCAGAAAATTGTTGTAATAATGATGTTTTAGGTATTGATACGAGTGGTATTTTCATTTTAGATGAAGGGGTTCCTTTATATCCATAATAATATCATAAATATTTTTATCATATTAGCAGTAGAATGACAAGATTTTACGTTCAAGATCAAGGAGTATTCATACCCACTAATGATTTAGCACAAGCATTTGCTGCTTTAAATTTTGTACAAAAAAATAGTTTTGGTATTGGTACAGATACTTTAATACCAAAAGTAAATAACGATAATCCGAATTGGATTGCAGATATACAGACTCAAGATTTATGGGGGTATTCTGGAGTCGGCAATTCCTCTCCAATTTATAGATTAACAAATGTTGGAATTGGTACATCTATACTTATAGAAAGATTTCAAGTTGGAATAACCGGAGTAGATTTAGTTGTTACTACAGGCGGACTAGTTGGTATCGGATTGAGTAATCCTTCTTATAAATTAGATATACTTGGAACTCTTCATGCAACAGACGCAGTTGAATTTGACTCAACACTTGATGTAGATGGAAATGTTACCTTTAATTCATCCACATCATCAACTAACAAAAATACTGGCGCTTTAGTTGTCACAAATGGTGGAGTTGGAATTGAAGAGAATTTAAATGTAGGCGGAAATGCTAAAGTATTTGGAACAACAACATCAACAAATAAAGATACCGGAGCCTTAGTTGTTGATGGTGGAGTCGGAATTGAAGAAAATTTAAATGTAGGTAATGATACCCATTTATATGGAACTTTAGAATTAGATAGTTCCCTTATTGATATTAATAATAGTACAGCAAGTGGAAAATTTGATTATCGATTATCTTCCGTTGGTACTGGAGTGTCGTGGAGACCTCCTGGTGTTCAAACTCAAAACGCTATTTGGGTCACAATGGATGGAAATGATTCAAATACAGGATTACTTGAAGGTGATGCAAAAAGAACAATTGGTGCGGCTGCTGCGGTTGCTCAAGAAGGAGATACGATCTTTGTTCGCTCTGGGGTGTATGTTGAAAATAATCCAATTGGTCTAAGAACTGATGTTTCAGTTTCTGGACAAGATCTGAGACTTGTTACGGTAATTCCGAGTAATCCAAATAAAGATGTTTTTCACGTCAGAAGAGGGTGTTTGATAGAGAATTTAAGTTTTGCGGGTTCAAGTATTTCGGTTAATCATAATGGTTGTGGTGCAGTTGCATTTCCTCCAACTAGTCCTTCAAATTATGCTGTTTCTGGATATATTGCAGCTGGACCTGCAAATGAAGGTTCTAGTGGAAGATGGAAAAGTCCTTATGTAAGAAACTGTACTAATTTTATGTCCAGAAGTATTGGAATGAAAATCAATGGAAATCATGCAAGTGGTAATTTCACTGGTTCTAATATTATCGGTGCAGATCTTAAATCAATGGTTTGTGATTCTTTTACACAATATAATGAAAATGGAATCGGAGTATCAATTACTAATAATGGTTATGCGCAGTTAGTATCTATTTTTACTATTAATTGTGATATTGGAATTTATTGTGATACTGGTGGGTCTTGCGATTTAACTAATTCTAATTCATCTTTCGGTAATTATGGGTTAAAGGCAGTTGGTCTTGGTCGTACAGAATTTACTGGGTATGTGAACCCTTCACCACAAAATTTCGGACCAGTAGAAACGAGAACAGAAAATGGGGTAGATGCAGATTCCGATAAAGTTGAACTCACAAATGTGAGAGATACTTCAAATAATGTAAGAAGACCCTATGATGGCCAAGCTCTATTTTTTGAAATTAGTAATTTAGATGGTAGATATCCAGATGCAGTCGCATTTTCTACAATCACATCCCCAATGATTCGTGTTCAAGAAATTAAAATCACTGCGGGAGGAAGTGGATATAGCGCAGCAACTCCTCCAACTGTGTATATTGTGGATACAAATGATGAAACAACCCGACCAAAGGGTCCTCAAGGAATTATCGCAGAATTGAGTCCAACTATTGATGAATCTGGTTCAATTATTTCGATTGATGTTATAAGTAGTGGAAGAAACTATTTACCTACACAAAATTTGGAAGTTAGAATTGATGGCAATAATGGAACGGTTGCAGAAGTAATTACTCAACCAATTTATTATACTGTTGATTTTGCAACTCCACCCACAGTAGCAGGTTTAACGACCGTAACATTTAATGAAAGAATTCCATATGAACTATCTGGAAATGAAAAAGTTTCTTTGAAAAGAATTAGTCGTATTCTCACTAGCTCTCATTCATTTGAGTACATTGGTACGGGAACGAGTATAAATAGTTCGACACCTTTTCAGGGTGCAGTTCCAATTAAGGAAAATGAAATAGTCGCTTTAGATGGTGCTCAAATTCCATTCACCAGTACAGATCAAAAAGGTAATTTTGATATAGGTGAAGGACTTCAAATTAATCAACCTACAGGAACAATTCGAGGAAGAGATTTTAGTAGAGCACTTCAGGCAGAAGTTACACCATTAATTCTAGCATTAAGATAAAATATGGCAGTCGCACCTCTTAATAAATATTTAACTATTGCAGTTCCTGTTGCTCCTGGAGAACAAACTGTATATACAGTTCCTACTGGGCAATCTGCCATTTTATTGTATGCTCAAGTGGCCAATGTTGGCGTAAATACTTACCCAAAAGTCACTCTTACTCATCGTAGAAAAAGTAATTCACAGAGAACTGCAGGGAATACTAGAAATATAAGAATCGCTAAAAATGTAGAAATTCCACCAAATGATGCAGTGATCTTAATTGATGGTCGTTTGGTTTTAGAGAAAAGTGCAGTTATTACAGATTCCATTGTATTGTCTGGGACTCAATCGGGTATTGTTACCATAGCAAATTGTTTATACGATAATACTACCGGAGTCACCACAGTCACCACATACGTCGCTCATGGATTTTCTAAAGATGATGAAATCACAATGAGTGGATTGGCATTCACTTGCCCAAGTAATACTGCAATTACGACTTCTATTTTCCCCGCCCCACAACAATCTTTTGTAATTGATTCGATTATTGGTGATGTTGGATCTTCAAAAACTTTCGTAACTAATTCCGGTAAAGTTACTGGAATTCCACATACATATTTAAGTGGAGGATCTGTGGGTCCACTACATATGGAATTTATATGTAGTATTCTTGAAACCAATGTATCCGGAATTTCATAAGTATGCCTAATTATCTATCTGGAAGGTCTAAAAGAACTCCACAATCAGCACTGAAAGATGAGCGTTATCGTTATCTTTCTGCTGCAGATGCTGAACCTAATTTTGGAGACCCAACTGCTCCTGGAGATTCTCCCCCTTTCGGTCAACAGTATCAAATAGTTTCAGTTGAAGGGCATCCCGGAGAACGATATTGGGTTCCTATTACTGGTGGATTAATACCAGGATCGATTAGTGTTTTTGATGAAGGGAATTTAAGAGGTGGTCTGAGTAGTACAACACAATTAAATTTTACAGGGCTTGCCATTACTGCATATGGATCCAATACTGGTCTCCCAAATCCAGGAATAGCAGTAACAATTCAAGTTTTTGCTCCAGGTAATGATCAAGAAATTCTATTTAATACTGCAAACGATTTTTCGACATCATCCAAATTATCTTTTGATAATTCCTCTGGGTTATTAAGAGCTGGCGATAGAATTCAAGTTGGAATTGGCGGAACAGTCATTAGTACTTCTGGTGTGGGGTCTGTTGGCATTGGAACTACAAATCCATCACAAAAATTACATGTACAAGGTGATGTAAAAATTACTGGAACAATTTATGATTATTTTAATAATCCTGGAAGTCCATCATTCCTGATTGCAAAAAATAATTTTGGAGGATTGAGTTGGACTGATCCTTCTATTGTTAGATCTGGTGCTGGAGGGGTCTATCAAAGTGTCCAATATCATAATAGTGTTGGATTGGTGGATGGTGCTTCTAATTTTATTTATGATGAAGTAAATCAAAGAGTCGGAATCGGAACTACAACTCCAGAAGGAGTTTTGGATGTTTGTGGACAAGTTATTCTATCGCCCACAGATAGACCGACTGCAACAATTTATGCAAAATCAACATCATCTGGATTAGTTATTCGGGGAGGAAATGATAGTAGCGGAATACCATCTCCAGATAATCCTGGTGCAAATATAGAACTATATGGGAAAGATCATCCTCTTTATGCTTCTAAAGCTTTTTATGATGCCGATACTCATCGATTTAGAAGTAAAAACGTCGATGAAATTTTCCTTTCTATTAGTAGTAATGTTGGTGTAGGAATAACATTTCCAACCGATAAACTAGATGTAAATGGTGATGTAAGGCTCAGAAATGGCATTAAAGATAATAATAATACTTTAGGTACAACGAATTCTATTTTAACCTCTACAGGCTCAGGTGTTATTTGGTCTTCCCCTTCATCTATTGTGGGATTGGCAACAACATCTACACCACAATTTGCTGCAATTGGATTGGGAGTAACTGCACAATCCGGTTTTGAAATGGCGTTGGCTGGTAGTGGAATTTTACTTCGCCAATCTGTTGTAGCCGTTGGTAGTACTTATACTATTGATATTACCTCAGGCAATGAATTTGTAACCAGTGCAGCGATTAACGGCGCCACAACCATCAACCTTTCCAACTTAGCAAGTTTACCAACTAATTATGTTTGGGAAGGAGTTCTTACATTTTCTTACAATTCCGGTGTAATATCCTGGTTTAGTGGAAATTCTGGATATTCGGTTAAATGGGATGGAGGTATAGCCATAATACCCACTTCAGGAGAAACTGAAACCCTAGTAATTAGAGTAGTGGGTGGGGTTACTAATATTGAAGTTTATGCAAGCAGTGGGAGGTCTTAAGCTTGTTATCCCGCAGTTCACTTCTGTTAAGTACATATAAGTATAATCCAACTAGCGATATTGCTTTGCTGCTTCACATGAATGGAGCGAATGGATCATCGTCTTTTGTTGATTCAAGTCAATATAATCATGCAATAACACTGACTGGTGCTCCGACAATTTCAACAACTCAAAGTAAATTTGGTGGAGCATCATCTTATTTTAGGCTTGGAAACAATAGCCAAGTCCCAAGAGATAAGCTAACAGTAGCTAGCAATAATATTTTTAATTTTGGCTCTAACGACTTTACTATTGAATGTTTTGTTTATTTCCCAGAGGGAATCATAACCACCCCTTGGTTTTTGATGGAAAAAGGCTATTCAGGTGGCACTGGGTTCGGAAGTTTTGTAATTTCATGCACAAATACAACCATTGGAGACAGAATAACTTTCGTAGCAAGTAGCAATGGCACATCTTCATGGAATATAGGAGGTGGAATATTAGTAACAAATTTTACATTAAATACGTGGCATCACATAGCAATTGTTAGATACGGAAATACATGGAAGGGATTTTGGAATGGCGTCCAGTCATTTGTATTTACGTCGGCACTGCCGCTATTCTCAAATACATCTCCAATAAACTTAAGATTAGCGCCCAATATTGCCGCAAGCTCTGTTTATATTGATGAAGTAAGAATTATCAGCGGCAGGGCCGAGTATATTGATAACTTTACACCACCAACATCACAGTTTCCAGACAACTTTAACAATCCTCCGCCTACAATTTCAATTACTACTCCAATCTCTGGAGATGGTGTTGTTGAAAGTAATGAAACATACTTACCGTTAACAATCTCCGGTAGTTCAACTGGAGCTGATTCTAGAATAGTTAAACTCGTAGTCGATGGAATAATTTATAGAACAACAGCTGCTGTAGGTGGAGGATGGTCGGTTACATTGATGCCGGATCAAATACCAATAGCATCTGGTACGGTGACAGTTACTGCAGATGTAAATGATAATGTAGGAAAACCTGCTAGACAAGCAACTACATCCTTTACGTTAATGGAAGCAGTTGATCCATATTTTAGTAGTGTATCACTATTATTACATATGGATGGAAGCAATAATAGCACATCATTTGTTGATAGTTCTAGTAACGCCTTTTCAATTACTAGAACTGGAGATACAAAAATAAGCACAACTCAAAGTAAGTTTAATGGTTCTAGTGCTTACTTTGATGGCAGTGGGGACTGGCTAACAATTAGCGATAACGTAAAGTTTCAGTTTGGGACTGGGGATTTTACAATTGAATCATGGTTTTATATTCAAGCATTTACTGAT